AACCTTTTGTGTTAACTTGGGAACAAGCAGTCTGCGGAATTCCCGGGGTCAAATTTATGGATGGTGTACCGCGTGACAGTAGTCCCGGTTACCCCCATTCTATGAGAAACCCCCTTGGAGGAAAACGCAAGTGGTTCGGTAGCGACGGCACCCCAAATTTAACGACAGACGAAGCGCTGGGAGTTAAACTTTTGTGTGACGAGCGGATCGAGAAAGCTAAGAACGGAATAAGGACAGAACACCTCTACACCTCTATACCTAAAGATGAAAGATTACCTATAACTAAAGCAAAGAAAGGAAAATGTCGGAACATTGATGTACCATCTATGATCTACTCGCTGCCATTTCGGCAGTATTTTCTTGATTTCATTAGAAATTACTATGAGAACCGAATCTACAACCATTCCGCCGTCGGGGTAAATCCCTACAGCGATGAGTGGAAGCGGTTATTGTTGCACCTGAAATCCATAAGCGAAGGAAGGAACAGCAATGACGCTGATGTGAAAGGTTTCGACAAGAGTATTTTTATTGAGATTATGCAGAAAACCTTAGACCTGGTGGAAACGTATTACGTGAACAGTACCAAGGACGACAGGCGAGTAAGAAAAATCCTTTTTGAAGAATATTGGAACGGTAAACACCTCATTGGAAACTTAGTTTTTATGTTTTATGGGTCCGTGCCCTCGGGCAGCCCTTTTACTACAGTCGGAAACACGATTTGCACTATACTTTTAGTTAAGTACTGTGTGCTGATGATTCTGATTGAAAGCAGAGAACTACATGAGATTTTATACAATTTACCAAAACTCTTAGCGATTATTGCTTTCGGAGACGATGTAGCTTATTCAGTACACGACTCCATCAGCCACTTAGTAACCCCTACAACGATGGAGAGAGAATACCGTAAACTTGGTCTTGAAGTCACTTCGGCGACTAAAGGAGAAGTTGGTAGTTTTAAGAAAGCGGAGGACATAGTCTTTTTGAAAAGAGAATTCTATGTTGTTGGAAATGATGTATTAGCCCCCCTTGCGATAGAGACGATCATCGAAGCCCCCCAGTGGGTGTGGAAGAATGGTCGATCTAAAGCTCAACAACTCACCACATTGGAAACGAT